CCTCTTATGCTTGATGGGAAGAATCTCTGGGCACCAGAGACCGATCGAGACCGCATCAACTCGTACCAGAAGTACGAAGAGATCTACTGGAGCCATGACACCGCATTTCGGCTCCAGGATGACACCAATGAGAGACCAGTGTTTATGCCAACCCCCCGGGTTATCGTTGACACTACATCTCACTTCTGGATGAAGGGGTTGCAAATCTCGTCGAAGGGTGCTACAGGAGCTGCATTAGACGAGTTTTTGGATCGGGAGGAGTTTCTCCCTAAGTTCCATGTTGCGAAGCACTCGGGAGTTGTTCGGGGTGATTTCGTCCTTCATCTTACGGCTGACCCTACGAAGCTTGAGGGTACCCGTATTTCGGTCAACTCAGTTGATCCAGGCTCATACTTCCCCGAGTTCGATGACCAGAACCTTGACAGGATCCTTGCAGTAAACCTGGTTGAGCAGGTAATGGACCCTATTGAACCCGACAAGGTTTTCATCCATCGACTACGGTATCGCTATGTCTTGGTGGGGACTCAGCGAGCAGTAACCTCGCAAGAGGCTTGGTATGAGGTACAGGATTGGTTCAAGGAAACGCGGGTAGTTGTGAAAACCATCCGCCAGGAGCAACTTCTACCTGCTCCGATTGACACCATTCCAGTCTACCACTTCAAGAACCAACCTTGGCAGGGTGACCCCTATGGCTCATCGGAGCTGAGGGGCTATGAGGCCATCCAACAGCGCATCAACCAGAGTGCTACCGACGAAGATGTTGCCCTAGCGCTCGAGGGTCTTGGGGTCTACGCAACAGATGCACCTCCCCCTACCGACGAGGATGGGAATGAGTTGCCGTGGGGGATCGTCCCGGGTCGAGTAGTTGAGACTCCCTCTGGAGCAACTTTTGCGAGGGTGAAGGGTATCTCTACAGTCGAGCCCTTCCAATCTCACATCAACATGATGATCGACGGAGTTTACGAAGCTTCAGCAACATTCCGCCCTCACGATGTTGATGCTCAGGTGGCTGCTTCTGGGATCGCCCTGGCTATCAGGTTCCTGCCCACCACTGCGAAGCTCGAAGAACGAGACCTCTTTGGTGTGGCTCGCTTGGAGCAGTTCTTCTTTGACTGGAAGAGTTGGCACACTGCGTTTGAGAGCAGTACACTCGACGGGGATATCCTCATCATTCTGGGTGATAAACTGCCCACGAATAAGACGGATACCCTCAATGTCTACAACAACCTAGTTGATCGGAAATCCGTTAGCAAGAAGTGGTACCGAGAACAGGTTGCTGAGCTCTACGGCCTTGATATGCCCACTAACATGGATACACAGATCGAGGCCGAGAACAGGGCGGCGATGGAGTTTATGCAAACCGTAATCCCTACACCACCGCCCGACGGTAATCAAAGCAACAACGCGAACAGGCCGAATGAGTCTGGGGGTACTGAGGCTAACTCAGCATCCTCGCAAGGAGGCTAAGGCCTCATTCAAGGGGCGAGAAGCCCAGAAGGGAGACGGCGAGATGCCGCAGGTATTGCCGTGGTACATGCTCCTCACTATCGAAGGGAACGACGAAGAAGAAGGTGAGGAGGGTGACGGCTCTGAGTCCGAAGAGGAATCGGAAGAGGAATCTGAGGAAGAATCAGAGAGCGGCGAAGAGAAGCCCGATGTCGAGGGTTTGAAGTCTGCGTTGACCAAGGAACGGAAGGCTCGGAGGGAAGCTGAGAAAGCCCTTCGCCAGGAAAAAAGGGCGAAGCAGGCAGAACAGCAGAACAAAGAGGAAGAAGAATCCGAGGTCACGAGGACAAAGACCGAGCTCGCCACCGAGCGGACCAAGAGCGTGAAGCTCGCCGTGCGACTGCAGACAACTGCTGTTGACAACCTCATCATGCGCTACGCGGGCGATCAATTCGCCGACTTGGACGATGTGCTCAAGCTCATCGACCGAGAGGACATCGACGTAGAACAGGATGAGGATGACCCTGCCGACATCATGGTCGATGAAGACTCGGTGAAAGACGCGGTCAAGAAATTGGCCAAGTCAAAGCCGCATCTTCTGAAGGTCGTGGGAGAAGGAGGAGAAACAGCTAGTCAGTTCGGTGGTCGTAAGAAGGGGTCGGCTGACGAGTTGAGTGAAGAAGTGCTCATGGCTCGTTATCCGGCAATCCAGAAGTAACACTTCCAACCCCTTGAAGGGAGGAGGCCAACATGGCCCGGATCGACAAGTATAATCCGGTAAGTGGTGGTTTCCGAGCTCCTCTTCTGTCTGCCTACACCGGCTCAACGGCCGTCATTGGTGTGGGAATCAACAACGCCGGTAAGGTTGTTGTTGGTGCGGGCATCACTGGAGTAATCGGAGTCATCTGCTTGCCCCTGTCCAAGAATGCTGGCGATGTCGTCGATGTCATGACAGATGGCGAGATCGTCCAGGCTGGTCTGGTGGTGGGTACTTTGTATACCGCCAATACTACGACCGGCGTGCTCAGCTCGGGTGCTCCTTCGGCTTCCCAGACTCCGGTCGGGTGGACAGTAGAAGCAGACCGACTCATCGTCCGTGCCCAGCGTGGCCTGATCGTCTAGGAGGTGTTGAGATGAATCTGATTCATAAGCCTCGGCACCTTGTGCCGTTCGAGTCCATGCTTGAGCTGGTCGGAAGTGACTGGCCCGAGGTCCAAGAGATCCTGGGTTTCGACGCAAACCGAGGCACCAACGAGTTCGCTGATGTTATCACACAGTCAGCTGATGGTGCTTCTCTGTCGAACATGTGGCGGGAATTCCAAACCGCCATCGCTCTGAAGAACAAGTACCGCAACCCCCTGGTGAACCTGCTCACGTTCCAGGTCGAGTCTCCGACAGAGCGAGTGCTCCTGCCGGCAGAGGATGACTTCGAGCAAGCTACTGAGTTCGGTGAGCCGAGGGGCAAGCGGCTGGGTACTCCGTTTATCTCGGGGTACGACTTCTTCTGGTATGACCTGGCGATTCGCTACACGTGGCTTTTCCTTGCGGAGAGCGACGCGGAGCAGATCAGGGCCATCAACGCAGAAGCCTTGGAAGCTGACAACCGCCTGATCTTCAACAAGATCTTCAAGAGGGTGTTTGACAACACGAACTCTTCTGCCACGGTCAATGGGCAGAACGTGAACGTCTACACCTTCTGGAACAACGACGGTGTCAACGTTCCTCCGCCGTACAAGGGTACGACGTTCCTCAGCTCCCACACCCACTACCTGACCAGTGGTGCAGCGACCATCGACTCCGGTGACATCACGGACATCGAGGACCACCTGTACCACCACGGTTACAGGCAGACTCTTGGCTATGACCTCGTTCTGATGGTCAACCGCCAGGAGGGCAAGGTCATTCGTGGCTTCAAGACCACGAAGGCTACGCCAGACCCGTACGACTTCATCCCTCTCGAGGGCTATGGAGGTGGGGTCTTCCTTCCTGCCAACGGTGGGCTTGTTGCTCGACCTGGTAATCGCCCGTTGCCTGGCATGATCGGGACATACGGACCGTTTGCGGTTATCGAGGAAGACTACATCCCAGCGGGTTGGATCTTCGGATTCGCCACAGGTGGTGACCGCAACATCAAGAACCCAGTCGGGTACAGAGAACATCTCGTGTCTTCCCTCCGTGGACTTCGCCTGATGCCTGGCCCGGGCCGTGACTACCCGCTGACAGACTCGTTCTACCAGCGAGGGTTCGGTACTGGCGTTCGACACCGTGGTGGTGGCGTGGTCATGAAGATCACGGCAGGTGCGTACAGCATCCCGACCAACTTCGGTTGATCTTCGCCCATCAGCGGTAGGTGACTGGCCTTAGAGTGGCTTAATACTCCCTCCATCCTAGGGCCAGTCCCTACTTCAAGAAAGGAGCACCATGGCGAACTATGACCCGGATAAGCCGGGCGTTGCTGGCGCTGTACCTGTGTCACATGCTGCTGCGGCAGCTGACTCATTCTCCAACAACGGTAAGACGATGATCCGGGTCAACAATGGCGGTGGTTCTCCGATCACCCTCACGGTTGACGACCCGAACAGCACCACCCCGCCAGCAGCGACAACGTTCAACCCCGATGCAGCTATCGTGGTCACGAACGGCACTGTCAAAGTAGCGGGTCCATTCCCGACAGCTCGGTTCAACGATGCCAATGGTCGTGCTCAGCTTGCCTGGTCGGCCACTACATCAGTTACCTGGGAAGCATACACGACGGAATAGGAGTAACAGATGAGTCGTGAAGTTGACAAGGACAACCCGAAGACGCAGGATGATCTTCGGTATCTTGCCGAGCGAGACATGCTTTCGCCTGAGTGGGTCGAGGCAATTGGTGGACCCGAAGGTGTGACTGCTCTCCTCAATGGTGAGAAGGTCAAGGTTTCCAAGAAGGTGCTGGAAGAGGCCAAGGCTGAGGCCGAGGCAGAAGCTGCACCTGAAGAGGAAGAAGATGACTCAGCGGTAAAGAGCCGAGCACGATCACGAGCCTAAGGGGTAGACGATGGCTGTAACCGAGGAGGAAAGGCTTCGAGCCTATCTGGGTGAGAGCATTCCTGCTGGAGGTGCTGCCTCAGATACTCTGTTTACGGTTGACCAGATCGACGACCTCCTTGAGCGGCACGGCTCTCCAGAGGGGGCCCGGCGTGAGGGCTTGGAGCTGAAAGCCGCAGCTCTCGCCAACCTGGTCACTACAGTGGAAGGCTCTTCCACACGCAAGTTGTCTGATGCTCATAGAGCAGTTCTCGCCCAGATTAAGACGCTGGGCCCAAGTGGTAGTACGAGGACACGGATCCATCGCATCCAGAGGGATCGCTAATGCCGCCTCGTGGTTCTACCATCATTGAGCAGAAGATGCAACTCCGAGCAACACGGGAGTTCATTTCATCCAACCCTATGGAGATCGTGATCCATCGGATCGAGACGATTCGGGACACAGAAGATCGGGGTGGGATTGCCAAAGTCAGGGAATTCGATCTTGATCCTCAGACGGTCAGGGTTGCTTATGCACCTCCTCGGCGCAGGCGGCTAGAGAACAGCCCGCCTAACCCGACCTTTGGTGAACTCTCGTACGAAAAGAACTACCTCATCGGGATGCCGAACCTTGACATCCAGATTAATGACACCTTTCTTTCTCCCCAGGATGGGGTGACTTACGAGGTGCTCTACGTCTTCGAGGATCGGATCTACGAGACGTTTGCAAACATCGGTACCTTTGGAGCTTAGATGGCTGGGATACCGGGTGGATTCGAGACAACAGTCAAATCCGGTGCTCCAGGCAAAGGCGGTGGACTCCACTGGATCACAAACCCATTCGGTAATGGGGCCGGAATCAAGCTCTTTCTAACCATGAGAGCTTCTCTAGCAGCAGCTACTATAGGGTTTGCTCGAGAGGTTGAGCAGTACGCGAAGGCTAATGCTCCATGGGAAAACCGTACAGGCGATGCTCGGGAAGGGCTAACTGCCAAGGGTGAGCAGCGGCTAACCTCTTACATAATTACACTGTACCACACGGTGGACTATGGGATTTGGTTGGAAGTCCGCTGGGATGGCAAGTACGCAATCATCATCCCGACCATCGAGCACATGGGACATGAGTTGATGCACAGGCTGGACATGGCACTATTGGTCTCGAGGGCACTATGATTGACCTTCGACAGGTAGTCTTCAGAGCACTAAGAGGCGATGAAACTATCGCTGAGATAGTAGAGGATAGAATCTGGCAGAGAGGTAGTACTCCCGAGGGGGTACCGCCCTCTGAAACACCCTACATCGTCTACAATTTCAACGAGAGCTTTGGAGTTGCTCCCTCAGCTCTGCGAGCTCAGCGACAGATGCTTCAGGTGTGGGTGCATGACGAGCCTGGTGACTACCATGTCATTGACCAGATTCTTGCTCGGGTAAAGGTAGCACTGGAAGCGGTAGCAGCTGGTAATCCTCATGGGTTTCTCGAGATCCGTCACATCCAAAACGGACCTGATCTATGGGATGACCTTGTTAAGCACATCGTCCGTTATAGTCGTCTCCAGGCGACTCTGACCGAGTAGGGAGCACAGATGACGATCTTGCAATACAATGGTACGGAACACGTACGAGAGGTACAACGTTCCGACTTGGGTGTCCACGAAGACTCCGACGAGGTTTTGACTTGGGACCAATCAAACAACTTCATCTGTCCGGTGGAGTTGGATGAGGAAGAAGTTCAGGTTCTCGCTCGTAGTGGTGGATCCTGGGCAGTGGTGACGGAGGAGAGCTCCACCGCTCCCGAAGAGCCAGAGAAGATCGAGTTGCCGACAACGTCAGCCCCTCAGCCAGTCGAGACTCAAGAGAGCGCTGCCCTTGACGAGGGCACCATCGAGTCGCAAGTAGGGGTCGACGAATAATCGTCGAGCGATGAGACTGCTCCGTAGGTAGCGTCAGGTTGTCGTGAAGTGATTGGAACTGCCTGTTGGGTATGATCGACGCATCACGCAAACCAAACGCTTTAGGGAATAGTCTAGGGATGTGACTGATGGAGCTTCGCTGCAACAACAAACTCCACGGGATTCTTCGAGATGACGAGACCATAGAGTTCAAGTGCGACAGTAGGTTCTGCGGGCACGCTCCAGGCGTGGTGGTACTCCATCGGTTCAGCATTCACACCGGTGAGTTGGTGGAGACTCTTAACTTCAAAGATCCCACACAAAGGGAAAGGAGTACGTCAGATGGCAATTGCCACGAACTCACTGCCGTACGGTCTCAGAGATGTGAAGCTAGCTCCTCTGGACTCGGTAGACACAGTCGGGACGAGGGTGGACCTGCCAGCAGCGCAGACGTTCAGCTTCTCAGAGACGGAGGAAACGACCGAGCTGCGGGGTGACGATGTTCTCATCGCCATCAAGGGCAAGGGGGCAGTGGTTGAGTGGACTCTCGAGTCTGGTGGTATCTCACTCGCTGCCTATGTTATCATGTCGGGTGGTACATACTCCCTGACAGGCGTGACTCCGAACCAGATCCGCAAGGTGGCCAAGTCTGGCACCGATGCCCGCCCCTACTTCTACGCAGAAGGTCAAGCAATCTCTGATAGTGGTGGCGACTGGCATGGTAAGGTCTTCAAGTGCAAGGCAGACTCTGCTCTTGAGGGTGACCTCAAAGATGGTGAGTTCTGGATCTCCAAGGCTTCAGGCAAGGGGATTCCGAACCTTACCAACCAGCTCTACGAGCTTATCCAGAACGAGACAGCAACAGCCATCGCCTGATCCTGATGGGGCTGCCACCACACGAGGCTGAGTGAGTGAGTCGCTATAATAAGCGATCACTCACTCACTCAGCCACGAGGTAGCATAGCCCCTGACGTGATCGGCGGGTTTCCAGAAGAAAGCTCCAGAGCCCTAGGAGGCCAGAATGAGCTCAGTAACACCAGTAAGTGAGTGGAAGAAGGGGAATCAACCACATCCCCTCGAGCTTCCCAGCGGTAAGACGATTCTAGCTCGTCCCGTTGGTGTAGAGGCTTTCTTTAAGGCTAAGACTATCCCAAACTCCTTGATGGAGATTGTGGCGAAGGCAGTCCAGACCGGCAAAGAGGATGTCGAAGAACTGGACTTGGCTGCTACAATGGCTAGCTTGGCTGAAGATCCTGAGAGGCTCCAAGATGTCTTTGTGATGGCAGATAACATCACAATGTACTGCGTTGTTGAGCCTCGGATCTACCCAGTTCCCCCTCCCGAAGAAGGCCGTGATGAGACGCGGTTGTACGTAGATGAGATCGACATGGATGACAAGCTGTTCATCATGAACTTCGGGATGGGAGGGTCTCGAGATCTCGAGTCGTTTCGTGAGGCAACCACTGTTGGTGTGGGATCTGTACCTCCAAGCGACAGCGTTCAACTGCCTTCCAAGCCAACTCCTAGCGATTGAGGATAACTACCAAGCTTACTGCCTTAATCAGGCGGTTAGGTTCTTCGGCGCATCACTGCAGAATAGACTAGATGAGGTTGACGGGAAGCCAGAGCAAGTAAAATGGCAGCGGCAAAAGATCTTGGATGAAGTTTTGACTCCAGGTCAGCAACAGAAGCAGCGGTTCAAAGACCCGGGCAAGTTCTAAAGGAGGTGAGGCATGGCAGACATCGATCTTGGTACTGCGAGGGGTAAGATCGAGATTGATACGTCTACCTTGGCTCGTAGTGCTGCTGCTCTTGACCTAGTCGGTAACAAGATGTTGCTACTTGGTGGGGTTGCTGCTGCAGCGTTTGGATATGCGGTAAAGTCTGCCGCTGAGTTTGAGACCCAACTGTCTAGGTTTGGGGCAGTAGCTGATGCCGGTAAGAAAGAGATGGAAGAAATTCGGCAGAAGGCTCTTCAGCTTGGGCGGGACTCCGCCTATGGAGCAACTGAGGTTGTCAAGGCGTTTGCTGAGTTGGCATATGCGGGTGCGACCACCAAGGAAATCATTAGTGGCCTTGGTGATGCGACTGTGTTCTTGGCTGCTGCTGGAGAGATTCCACTCGCAGATGCTTCTACAACTCTGATCAACACAATGCGGCAGTTCGGTATTGATGCCAAAGATGCAGTAGATATCTCGAATGAGCTTGCTCGGGCTGCTAATGCATCGACCATTAGTATCGAGGACTTGAACACTTCTCTTCGGTATGTTGGTCCTGTTGCTGCTGCTGCGGGTATCTCCTTCAACTCAACCGCAGAAGCTCTTGCTATTCTTGGTAATGAGGGTATTCGGGGTTCTACTGCCGGTACTTCACTAAGAGGTATCTTGGTAGGTATTACTAAGCCTTCCATTGAAGCTACGGCTAAGATGAAGGAACTGGGTATCATTACCAAGGATGGGGCGAATCAGTTCTTCACAGCTACTGGAGAGATGAAGTCCTTTAAGGACATTGCTCAAATCCTCCAGAACTCAGTGAAGGGGCTGACTAAGGAACAAGAGCTGAATGCTCTCGGAGTTATCTTCCAACGCAGAGCTATGGCTTCTGCAGCGGTTCTTGCTCGAGAAGGTGCTGCTGGGTTTGACAA